CGCCCAGGCTGGTCGCCGTCGCCAAGCCTTGGTTGCAAATCAGGTAGTCTGTGTAGAGTTCTGTTTTTTCTCTCTGTACATGACAAAGATCAGCTAAAAGGGTGTGGCCTTATCCTCACGAAGGAAGCCAAACAAAGCCTCAATGGCCTTCCCAAAGCCATACGCCAACTGAAACAAGGCTTCGTTGATAATGTCCAACCCCAGCCTGAAAATGCTTTTGGCAAGGCGTTGATGTTTTTTGACTTTGATGGGCTTGACCCTTTCGTGTTGCCATTCGCCCACGCGGTGCGCCCAGCAAAAGGCGATCACCGCGACCACCAGCAGGCGTTTGATGCGGCGGCGGTCGGTGACATGGGTGTCCTCAAAGTTAAAGCCACGGCTTTTCAGGCAGCCAAACAGGGTCTCGATTTGCCAACGCAACGCATACGTTTCAATGGCGTCCAGGCAGGGCTTGGCGGTGGCGACAATCAGCAGTTCGCCGTCGTCCAAACGCAAAGCGGATAAATAAACCGCCGTGCCGGTCATTTTCCGGACACCCGCCAGCACGAGGCTTTCGCCAGGCTTCAGGGTGCGGAACAGTTGCCGGGCTTGGACAAAACACCCACGCCCGTTGGTCACCCGGGTGTTTTTCTTGACCCGGACGGCAAAGTCGATGCCTTCGCCTTGCAGCCAGCCGAACCATTTTTCGCGGCTATGTCACCGTTAATTGTGGAAGCCTTAAATGACGCGGCTTTCAGCGAAAGCCGCAATCCGCATTAAATAAGGCTTTGCGCCGAACATAAAATTTTTTCAACAACTAACGGTGACATAGCCTTTTTCGCCGACAAACTCACGGTCGGCCAAGAATTTGATGGTGCGCCCTTTGCCGAATTCTCGGACAAACCGCTTCAACAGGGCGATGCGCTCGCGGGTGCTGGAGTTGCCTTGTTTGTTCAGCAATAGCCAGTAAACGGGAACGGCAATGCCTTTGTAGACCACCGCCAGCATGAGGATATTGATGTCTTTCTTACCCCACTGCCAGTTGGTGCGGTCGAACGTCAGGTAATAGTCGGTTTCAAGGAAACCGAACAGTTTCATGACAAACCAAGCGACACCGTCAAACCCGACGGCACCGGGGTCGCTGATGAAGCGTTGCATCCGCCGGTAATGGGAATCCGCTTTGGCCTTACCGGGAAATGCCTGGGCGAGCTTGGTTAAGTTAATGGTTTCCTTGAAAAAATAACGCGACCACCATCCCAACCAGACAATCCATTCGCGCCTTGTTCCAGTGAAAGTGTTGGTTTAACATAGTCGTTAGCTCGTTGAAGTGTGGCATCTTGTCCTATTTCGCAAAAATTCACTATTTTGCCATATTTTCAACGGGCTATTTTTTTGTCATGTACAGAGATAAATAACAATATTCCCCTACCTGATTGGGTCGTCGATGGAGTGCGATATATATATTCAATTCACCAGTCCTCGATAAGCATTTGTTATCACTATAAAAAGCCTATCAATCTGAAAATTATGGCGCACTTAAAGACACGGTTTATTTGTGCGAATCACCTTTGATTAATTAACGGACCTTAGCTATAAGGCAAACATTCGACAACCCAAACAACATATAATGGCAAACAAAAGCCAAAGAGAAGCGGAAACAGAGAAAAAATGTATGACTACATGATCAAGGCCTTGCTGATAGTTTCGCTGTGCGCCTTACCGATGTCGGTTTCAGCCGACGAAGGCGGGGTGACAAAAAACTATTGCCATGACCGAGCCAATCAAAAAGAATTCGAGGAGTTGTTGCAAAATAACCCAACAGACATGGGTATTATCCGGCTGTTTGCCATACGTCAAGGCTTATGTGAAATGATTGGCAAACGACTAATCCCTTTGGAAACGGGCATAGATTTATGGGCGATTGAACGCCAAAAAATCCTCCTTGAACGGACGAAAAAAAATCTAAGTCGCCTGACCAAGAAGGCGTTTTAAAACAAGCTATAGTGAAACAACGGTTCAAACCTCCCAGCCGCCAACAATAAAATCCAGTTGTGGATTTTGGACATGGCAAATGTGCTTAACCAAGCTGGCAATATCCAGCCATTTGTAAGCCGTGTTCCTGAGTACACCAACACAAAATTGTACCCGTCAATATAAACAATCGCCCTCATCCTTTGCCCTATAAATGAAAAAACTGCCCGAAGGCTGTCTTTCCGTCTTACAGTGAAGCCAACTTAATGACTGCCCCATAAGATGAGTTGTGGGATTGCTCTACAAAATCAAAAAACAGATTTTAAAATCTAAACCTTAGAAATTAACCAAATTTTTCCGTCCTTATATAGTGGACCCCATTGTCCAGACAATAAAATGCCTAATTTAAGAGGGTGTCGTCTCTGTCACAGCAGAGGGTTGCTGCCCCGTTTCTTCACTTGACGATGCATTTTTATCACCAAAACGATCGGCGATTTTTGCCCCGCCACCGTCTCCCGTCCGATAGGCTTGATCCGGTGTTTTATAGCCCAATGCCTGATGAAACCGCCCACCGTTGTAAAACTCCGCCAATCCCATCAGCAGTTCCGGCATCGAGGCATAGTTTTTCGGATAAACATCTTCGTATTTGACGCTCCGCCATAGCCGTTCGACAAAAAGGTTGTCCAATGCCCTGCCACGCCCGTCCATGCTGATGTGGATGGCGTTGTCCTTCAACAGTTTAATCCATGATTCGCTGGTGAATTGCGATCCCTGGTCGGTGTTGAATATCGCAGGCTTTCCAAACCCCTTGAGGGCATCAGCCAGGCAATCCACGCAAAAACCGGCGTCCATCGTGTTCGACACCTGCCAAGCCAGGACTTTACGGCTATACCAGTCGATGATCGCCACTAGGCATACAAAACCCTGTGTCAGGCGGATATAGGTGATATCTGTACTCCAGACATGGTTCGGGCGCACCACGCTTAACCCCCTGAGAAGATAAGGATAAATTGCATTTTGCGGATGCTTTTTGCTGGTGTTAGGGCTTGGCACCATCGCGACCAAGCCCAATATCCGCATCAGCCGCTGCACACGCTTGCGGTTCACGCAATGCCCTTGGGCACGTAGCCAGACCACCACAACCTGCAAACCATTTTTGAATGGATGCCGGGTGTATTCTTCATCCAACAGACGCAACAGGGGCAGCTCAGTTTCATCCGCAACCGCCATCCTGTGCGCATAAACCGTTGACCGCGCAATGCCCGCCAGTTGGCACTGTGCCGCCACGGACAGCCCATTACCGGCACCGATCCAGCCTTGCCGTTGGCTTAGTGGCTGATCCCGGACTTTTTTTAAGCCAGTCCAGTTCCATGTTGAGCTGGCCTATCTTGGCGTATAGGCGTTCCGGGTCGCTTTGCGGGTCAATGGACTTTGGGCCGCGCTTCACGTCAAACAACTGCCCGGCATTTTCCAGCAACGCCTTTTTCCAGAGGCCGACTTGTGTCGGATGGACACCGAACTCCTGGGCTATCTCGTTCACGATTTTGTTGCCTTTCACCGCCTCCAACGCCACTTTCGCTTTTTGTGCGCCGGACATGATCATGCGTTTTTTTTCACTCATTTAAGCCTACCTTTTTAGGATAGACACCATCTTAAACTGCTGTCTGTTTTTTGGGGCCTTAAAGTACGCACCCTTATCAAGCGAGCATTTAGCCGTCAAAGCAGAAAATGTATCATTTATAAGTAACAACAATGTCACAAGCATAAAAAAAGCCCTATGATATATCATAAGGCTTTGATTTATTGGAGCTAGTGGGGGGAATCGAACCCCCGACCCACACATTACGAAAACTTTGTTGTGTGCTACACAGTGCGAAATAGTGTTTTAAAACAGTGGGCTATAAAAACGAAAACCACATTAAAAAACAATAACGCTCCCTAATGTAGTCAGAATGTAGTAAACAATCATTTTTCTTTAATTGCAGTTACAATAAGCAAATTCTTGATAAAACCTAATTCGTTATGGCTACGTTAACCTTTGATACCCATGAATTTGTAACCGAACTTAAGCAGGCGGGTTTGACTGAACCACAAGCTGTGGCCATAACACGGCTTCATCAACAAGCCACCTCCGCCCTTGTCGATTACGTCAAGCATGAACATAACCTTGATAACGTCGTCACCAATAAAGATTTGGATGCGAGGATTAAGGAAACCGAACTTAAAATTGAACTTGTCCGCTCTGAATTGAAGCGTGATATTGAAATGGTCAGGCGTGAAATACAAGAAACTAAAGCTGACCTTATTCGCTGGGTTGTCGGTGTCGGCCTATTGCAGATAACGATTATTACCGCGCTTTTGTTACGTCTTACTGGAAAGTTTTAATTATGTTTGTTTAAATTATTTCTTATTTGTATTGTGTTTTTACATTTTGGATAATTTACACATCCCCAAAATTCGCCACCAGCGTTTTTTCCTGTTTTTGCAGTTCGTTTAGTCATTTTTACGTTACACCTTACACAAGTTGGGGTTGTGTAATCTCCAGTGGTTGCTAGCTTGTCAATTTTCCGTTTTTCTTTATCGCCAAGGTTATTGATTAATGTTATTAATTCGTCGCAATCAATCAATAATAGGTTTTTGCCTTTGGCAAACTCAATTGCATCTTTGCTGTATTCTGACGTTGTTAAAAAGATTCCATGCTTTACTCTTTCGGCAGCCATCACACCGTAAAGCTCGCGTATCAAATTAACACCTATCGGCCTGTTCCATGCCTTACATTGTGCCACCGCTAATAAACTTCCATTCTTGTCTTTGATTTTTATATCAATTCCGCCATCAGCCCCGATACACGTCACATCCGCTGTGCAGTTTTTTAACTTCAGGTATTCCACGCATATTTCTTCGTAACGCTTCCATTCCAACGATCTTAAAAATGGCTTAGTCCATCTGATAATCCCCTCGTTTTTAGGGTGTATCGTTCCTGAATAGTCGGTTTTTTTAGGGATGGCGTATAAATTGGGCTGCTCTTCAAGCTTTTTCAATTCCCGGCTTATTTGAATGCCTTCAAGGGTTGATTCTATTAGCTCCATTTTTTTGCCTTTCTTTTTTTTCTTTACTAGCAAATCAATGATTTTTATGATTATTGCGAACGCAATTATTACTGTCCATAAGTTAACCATTTTTTGATTTTATTTAGCAATAGGGAGGTATTGGCAATTATTCTTTATAAGTTAGGATGAATTGCTTCCATGCCCTAACGTGGGCGTTGATACAATCCATTTTTTCTTGTTCGTTTTCAGGGCTAACACAATTGCTAGGTTTTTTATAAAATTCCTTGAACGCTTTGTCCCTTCGCATTTTTGCCCCTTCTTTTTCCCAGTCCACTTCCTGGGTTTCTCTAGTTTGGTTTTCGTTGAATATCTTCCCCTCAATTTTTGCAAACTCTCCTTTTTTTAACCGTCCCCTATCCTCAAGTTTCCTGACTATATTCCCTATGCCTTCGTGAACCACTTCTTTTTGTAGTTCCATTATGGGGTTAAGGCTTAATGTCCTGGTGTTTGGCCAACTGTCCTGATTGTTTTCTTTACCCGTTGAAACCATATAGACCAATAATCCACCTATTGCTAGGTAGATTAAATAGGGTTTTTTTCTGCTGGCTATATAACGGATTGCGTCGATTATTATTACTAAGACAACTAAACAAACAAGCAAAATTGCTACCCACATTATTCAGCCCCTTACATGAAGAAATAAAAATGCTTTTAATGTAGCTCACTAAAGCCCGTAAAAGCTATGAACTATTTCACATCCTGCCTGGATTTGAACCATTTTTTATAAATTTTGTGGGCTAATCTGTACCCGTCCTTAGATTTAGGCGTTGCCTTGTGTCCTCCATATCTGGGCTTATCTGTCCGGCTTCTGGAATTGTTAAGCCTGTTGTTAACCAATAAGCATATTCAGGCCATAACTGTATAACTGCTGTTATTTGTTCTTCATTTGCCCGGCCTCTTCTGTTCCTTATATTTCCCCAGGTTGTTCGGGGTATTCCTGTTTTTTCTTCTAGTTTAGGATTTTTTAATCCTATGAAATCCAAAAGAATTATCATTCTTTCGCGTATATCTTGCATAAAATTATGTATTTTATATTGACTATGTATTATATACTGTGTATTATTTACACAATTTCAAACGAGCCACAAAGAGCCAAGCGAGGCTAAGGTGCAATCATGAACCAGCAAAATCAACAAGTCAAACCAGAAGAATTGCGGGAAGCGTTGAACCGAGTCCCGGTCATCGTCAACGTCCCTCTGGTGCATCCCGCAAAATTTGCCGAACTCATAGGCGTTTCGGAAGGCGTCGTGGGCGGCTGGGTAGACCGGGCTTATATACCCACGGTCAAAATAGGCCGTTACCTCTTTGTCAACCTTGCCCAGATACAAGAAAGCTCCAAAACAGCCGGATTTGTTGGGGGGTCAATACAATGAACATCACCCAAAAACAACTACGATCCACCCTTTCCGGCCTTTCTTTATCTGTTATTTATGAGCAAGAACGTATTAAAACTGAACATAAGGATGATATTTCCCTTATCCGGTCACTTGTGTTGCGTGAATATGGCATCCGTAAAGATAAGGTCAATTTTTTGCGCTCGCTTTTTCCTGAACCCTTAACCGCCACATGGCAAAAAATATTTGATGACGAACTTTTGTACCTTGATCAAAGTTGTAAATACTTTTTGGATCGCATTGAAGAACGGCTGCAACAAGAATCAGAACAAACAACCCTGAATCAACCGGCACCTTCACCTAGCCATACCATCAATGTCGAACTTGAGCCAGGCCAGCTACTGACAGTCACGCACAAACCTACTGGCACAGTCCTGCAAGCCCTTATCGACCTTAAGGAAGAGTCCGTCTATTTAGACAATTCGAGCGATGGCCTCTGTGTTGATTTCTCCGCCCGTGCCACCCGAAAAATTAAAGAGCTTGCTTCCGTACATAAAACCTTGCCACCTGAAAATGGCCTCAACGTGCCAGAAGACCGGCTGGCACACTCTTTTGAACACGAAGTGGCCGAACTGGAACAAACCGTCTTCACCTTGCCTGGGCAATACCATGACTCCATCAACTTCTGCGACACCACAAGCTAATGGATCCGGCACAAACCAATACAGCAAAACGCAAAGGATCTGCCCGGAATGCCAGACCACCCAAACCGTAAGCAAAACCGTTAACTGGAAATACATCATCATCCGCGGCGTATGCAAATGCCCGCTTAAACTCAGGATCATAGACCGCCATGACAACACAACAATCGACTATGGTTTTACCGCCAAAGACAGACAACCCGACCCAAACCCTTGAGGATCGCCGCTTCTATACCGCCTTATCCGGTGCCGACTACCTCAAACTTGAACAAGAATGCCTACAGCGCAACACCAAACCCTACAACCTGACCAAAATAGTCCTGACCCTATTCATCAAGGGCGACCTGGTCAACCTTAACGAACTGCCTGATGAACCAGCTACAGTAATCCGTGCCTATCTTCGAAAAAAACAACTGGCGCGTGGTGAACTCCAGATAAAAGAAATTGAGGGCGGTTAGATGCAAGCCAGTCGGCGCCGTCGTATAGGGGTTGTTGCCAAGCTTCACGCCCATTTGCGCGGGTGTCAAGGGGTAAAGCCTGCGTACCTTGACACCCGCGCAAGGCGTGAAAAGCTGCACAACCCAACTATAGACGGGACGCACTGGAAAAAGCCTAGCCGGTTGGTGGGTTGGCAGGGGTTTAAATCCAACCGCGCCAAGCCGCCAATTATCAAGGCCTTAAACAGCAAGCGGAATCGTAGGGAAACCATTTCCGCTAGCCCTAAAACCAACTGCGAAGCCGCTTACCATTTAGCGCGTAAGCGTCTAAATAAAGCGATAGCGTAACCATTAAAAAGCCAAAACCGTAACGGAGTTAGGTTTTGACAAAGCCGGAAAAGATGGCCAACACCGGATGCCCGAGAATGAAGTCCTACATCATCCCCGCCTCCAGCCATCTTTGCCCTTAATAACTGTAACCCCGGATGCCGTACGGAAACGAGCGAAAGGGATTGTAGTGGAAATGGCTCATTAAAGGCCGTTACAGGGAGTTAGAAAAAAACCTTTGACGGCAGGAAAAGCGTTTTTTGCTTACTCCCTGTTAAGGGCTTTAAAGAGCCATTGGAACGGAAAGCCCGTCCCGAAGGGTTCGCCCACAAACAACATTAAAAAGGTGACTAAAAATGTTTACCAACCCTAAAGCATCATCACTAGCTGAACGCATGGATAAAAACCAATTGTTCAAACTTTATGACCGCGCTTTGACCATTGTCATGGTTTTTGCGTTTCTTGGCGGTTTTTTGTGTTCTCAGGTTTTACACCTTAGAAATCACTAACAAAGGTACTAAAAATGGCAACAACAACCTACCACCTATACGAACCCGCATTAACTGACGTCCAGGAACCCGAAACCACCTATTGCAAATACTGTGGTGCCGAAATCCTAGCTGGCCGTTTCTACTGTGACACCCAATGCCGTAACCACCATGAAACCGAACTTATCAACCTAGGCCTACTAAGCCCCGGCACCCACATAAACCACAACCACAAACGCCCTAATCTAAGCCGTTAGAGCCTACGGCCTTCAAAAGCTCAAAAAAACCACTGAAAAACCCACAAAAAAGGAAACCTAACCATGTCAGACCACAACACATTTCTAGGCAACATGCAAACCACTGTAGTTGGTAACGTCATCTGCATCACGAAATACGAAATCGACGCCAATAGCAAAGGCGGCTCCATCTGGGTAAGCAAACCCAACACAGGCCGGAACCCCAACATCATCGGGGACGAACTCATAAAAATTCGCATCCCCTTTGAAATGTTTGAACAACAACGCCAAAAATTGGAAGCAAAAGAAATCACCCTTCCGGGCGTATTTGAAATCTTGGCCGACATAGATATGGGTGGACAAAACAAAGCCGCCCTAACCGCCCTATCCATCAAACCCTACAAACCTGGCCTGCCCACCGCTGACGACCTCGCCGCCAAACCCAACGGCGACAAACCGACGGACGGCAAACCGCCAGCCACCACAACAGGCAACCAGACCGTAACCCAACGCCCAACCGCGTAACCGGAAAAAACGATCCATTTCACCCGTCAGGGTAAAACCGTTCCGGCGGCTCCGGCAAAACCACCCAAACCATAGGACACTTACATGAAAAGTCTCTTAACAACCCTAAAGCAAATCGTGACGGCTGGTGCGCTCGCCGTCATTTCCCTAAACAGCCATGCCGCCAACCCCTCCTTGGTCATGCATTCGCCCTCAAACGGCAGTAATTATATCGCCTATTACGACGTCATGACCCGCACCAACGCGGACAACTACTGCAAAACCAAACAAGGCCACCTGGCCGTAATCAACAACAACACCGAAGCCGCCGAACTGAAAAAGCTGCTCCTGTTGAACCCAGCCCCCTACTGGCTAGGCGTCACTTATGCCAACTCAACGGCAACCTACACAACCGCCACCTCACAGGCCTACTTCGCACCAACCAATATTGGTCTTGGTGGCTCGTTTTATGAGGTCGATTTTAACAACCATACAATTGTTTTAGACGAGTACCTGTTCTATGACTCGTCCGACGATTCCTTCAATTATTACAACATCGGCTCGCATTACTTCGTCTGCGAGTTTGAAGACTCGGCAATCTGATAAGGGCGGGTCAATACCATGGCAACCTGTGTTAAGTCCGTCCGTGACCCCTCGGACACCATCGACCTTCTGCAAGCCACCACAACCACGCTTGAGAGTTGCACGGATTACGTCCTATTGACCGCGTCAGAATTTACAAGCCTTCCCACGCTAACCGACATATTTACCATTCCGGTTGCAGAAGACTTACAACAAATGTGGATGGCTGGCTTTAGTTTGCCAGTCATCGCATACCTGACGGCATGGGCTTTTGGTGTCGTCATTAACTGGTTCAGTGACAAAGAACACTGAATTTTTCAACCTTAAAGAAAGGAAAAAACTATGAAAACCTCAAAAACCCGGCTGGTGACAGTCATCCAAACCGCTTTGGCCGTCACTGCGGCTTCTGTCATCTTGTCCAGCCCTGCCAATGCCGCCCTTGATTTTACTGATGTTACAGGGGCGATTGACAATGGAACATTGCTTGCTGCTATTGGTGTGCTAGCTGTTGTTAAGGTGGCTCCAGGCTTTGCACGCTGGGGCTTCAACCAAGTTATCCGCTGGTTCCGTTAATTTTCAGAAACCTTGGGGGAGGGGCTTCGGCCTCTCTTCTCCCCAGCATAAAGGCCAAACAATGATTTTCTTAGTCCTCTTCTTCCTGTCCGGTTTAGTCTCCGCTTATGCAGTGATAGCAGGGTTTACCCATGCCTAGGCTAATCATTTTTTTGCTTTTCTTCATTTCCTCAAATGGTTGGGCGAATGGCACCACATGCCCGTCCATCAATCCGACGTTAACCAATACCCGTTGTTATTATGGGGGCAGTGGTTTTAAGAGCTCTCCCATACTTGTGCTTAATGCCCTTTGGGCTACGGATACAAACCGCTGTGATCCCTATACGGGTGGCCCTGCGGATGTTAACTGCACCCACACCAATGCATCGGGGGTGGCTTATGATGTTGCCGTCCACTGTACCTCAACCCAGTCCTGTCCGGCTGACTATACGTTGTCAGGTAACCAATGTATTGCAACGGTTTCAACCATTTGTGACGCTCCCCTGAATTGTCAAACCACACCAACAGTAACCACTGTAGGCCAAACCCAAACCATTAATTGGGAAGTTGAAAACCAAGCCGCCCATATGTGCGACCATAACAGCGTCAGCTGTACCTTCCCGTTGGTTGCCAATGTTGAAATGAAACGCTGTGACCTCGATTGCGGCAACGGCTCAATCATCGACCCGTCAACAGGCGCACAATGTCCGGCCTGTATTGGCGGGCAAGTCCGCAACCCTAATACAAACGTCTGTGAAGACCCGCAATGTGATCCGCCTAAATATCTGAACACGGCAACCCATAGCTGTGCTGACGAACCCAACTGCATAGGCGGCCAAACCCTAGATACTAGCCAGGTTCCGCATGCTTGCCTTGATCCCCAGTGTGTTTCCCCCCAAGTGCTTAACCTGGCCACGCGGCTGTGTGAGACACCGCCCGATATCTGCCAGCCAGGATACACCTTGGTCAATGGCGTTTGTACCCTGGATCAATGCCAAGCCCCTAAAGTCCAGTGCAATTTTGGAGGCCAGCAGGTTTGCTTGACCTTCTGCGATGGTCCCAATGGCACTGATGGCGATGGCACGGACGCTGACAGCTCCGGCAGTGGTTCAGGGTCTGGTGACGGGTCGGGATCGGGCGGTGGTTCAGGATCGGGTGACGGTTCCGGTTCCGGTTCCGGGTCGGGATCAGGTGAAACCGCAACCCCAGGCACAATGACCAATCCTGGCGGCTCTATCGGAAACTATACGCCGCCCAGCTTTGAATCACTGGGGGCGGGGATGGGGACGCCATCGGCTCAAACCTCCAGCGGTGCAAGCGTCACGTCCAATTCAACGGCTGGCACTCCGGCAATGGGTCAGTTTACGCCTGCAATTAGTGCGCCTGATCCAAATCTGGGTAAATGGTACACGCCAACCACCGATACTTATCAGGGTGTCCTTTCCGACACTATCGCTGCCATCCAACAGCAACCCATTATGCAGTTCGGGCAGGATATATTTGATGTCCAGATAGGCGGCGGTTCTTGCAGTCCGCTTGTATTTCCTGCCGTCATGGGTATGGATGAAATAACATCAGATTGGATTTGTGCTGACTTTATGGAATATTTCTGGCCTATCATCCGCGCCATTGTGATAGGAAGCGCGGTTTTCATGGCATTTCGGATAGCCCTATCCGGTCTTTCTTAAGAGGGTAATATGCAAGCGATCGTCACAACCCTAGTCAATTTTTACTATGCATTGGTTGCGTTTTTAAAAGACTTTTTCAATTCGGTAGGGTCATTTTTTAACGCGGCTCTTCAATCGCTGGTTAATCTGTTCAATGCCATCACGGCTTTTTTCCGTGATGCGTTCGCCTCCATCAAGGCATATTTTGACGTTTTCATTAATTTTATCGTGAGTGTGGACACAACGATAAAGCAATGGCTTAGGGACTGGAACGAATGGGACAAACGCCAATTTGATGTATTTGTAAACTTCATCAAGGATCACTTCTTAACGCCGTTAAAAAGTTTCTTTGATGCCCTATTGCAAACCATAGGCAATTTCTATGATTCGGTTATCACTTATTTGTCTAATGTTATTGAGTCGCTGGCTAATTTCCTTATCGACCTGCCTCTTATGGTTTTTAAAAAGTTGCCTCCATTTGTCCTATGGCTTTTCCAGTGGGCTTCTGACTCTTGTTCGTATTGCATTGGCTCGGTTCAGGGCTTAGGTTCTATAAGTACGTCATTCCACGGCATTTGGGACGATATAGCGTCTTATGGTTCCACGTTGCTTTATTGCCTTAACCGTGCGGGTGTTCAGGAAGCGTTGTATATCCTGACCTGTGGCCTAATTGTCTGGTCGGCCTTCAAATTGATTTCAATCTTTAGTTCCTTTGTTAAGGCGGCCTTATGATCATTTGCCACGAAGGCTTGCCCCGTTCCGGCAAATCCTATGAAGCGGTTGTCAGCCGGATACTGCCCGCCTTAAAAGAAGGCCGGAAAGTCTTCGCCTATATTGAAGGGCTGAACCACCAGCAATTTGCGGATTTGCTGGACAAGTCCCTTGAAGAAATGCAGCGGCTGCTGGTCTTTGTCCCTAAAGAGCATGTGAAGCAAATCCATTTGCACGTTGAAAATGACGCCTTGGTTATTATTGATGAGTTGCAGGATTTCTTCCCAATGTCAAAACAACCCCTGGACGAACAACAAACAACCTTCGTCACCCAACACGGGCACCGCGGACTTGACATCATCGTCATGACACAGGATCACCGTGACTGCCACATGCTTTGGAAACGCCGCATTGACCAGCTGATTACGTTTGTCAAAAGGGACGCGGTCGGGCAACCCAATGCCTACACCTGGACAACCTACAAGCAAAGGGCGGGCAAGTTTGAGAAGCTGAATAGCGGCTCCGGCAAATATGACCCCAAGTATTTTGGCCTTTACAGCTCCCATGAACCAACAACTCTTAACAAAGGGAATTATGCGGATGATAGGGCGAATATACTTAAATCGCCCGCTTTTAGGTTTTATTTTCCGGCTTTTTTTGTGGCTTTATGTTTTTCTATTTATTACCTGTATGGTTTTTTTCATGGTGCCCATCCTGTTGTTAAAGTCAAAACTAAACCGCCCATTGAACAACCTCCTAAAGACAGACCGCCAGAAATGGCCATGCCCGCCAATACCGCCGCAACGGACAAGCCACCCGAAAAACCGACAGCCACCGCCAATTACCTCGACGACATCTTAGCCAAGTACAAGCCCCGCCTAGTTGGATTGGTTGAAAATAAGGAACGCACAAAAATGGTGGCCATCATTGAATTCCTGGATGAATCCAACCGCGTTTATGAGCGGCTCACCATCCCGCAAATCGTGGGCTTTGGCTATTTCGTGGTCAGGAAACCGTATGGGCTGCTACTGATGAATGGCCAGCACCAATACAGCGTTACTGCTTTTCCCATTGACCGCTCCGTGAATATTAGCCGCCATACCGATATCGCCCTTAAATAAC